TCGAACGAAGTGAGATGTTAGAAGGTGTGGATTCTTTGCGTCGCAGACAAATGAATGAGCAAGCTTGAGTGTAGTTGCTTGCTAATTAGGTTGCGGTTATCTTATATATATATCGTGTCTAGAGTAAGTATCCACGTTTGGTATAGGTAATTAGGTTTTATATTATTGAAAAGTACAGAACAGAAACAAGTGTAATTGTATATAGAAAAACAATTATACTTGAAAAAAAACAATTATATATACTACTAGGTTAATATGTATATGTATGAGTATTATTAATAGTAGAAGGTATTGTTGATAAGGGGCTCTCTCTCACGGAGGTGTGGTGTTGGGTAGGGGAGGGCTGATATGTGGGTGTGATGTAGTGGATGTGGGAGTTATGGTAGGAGTTCTGCTTAGTATTGAGAGCTTGTAGGCTTGTATTCTATAAGTTAGGTTCTAAAACGCTAGGTACCTATACCAGCTAACGCGGGATGTACACGGTCGGAGGCCATGAGGTCTAACAACCTGACCCTACAACACCCCCAGTTAAATTTAAGGATGAGGTAGGATGATGTCAGACATAGAACGCAAGGTTCCGGTGGATGCTAAAAGATGTGTGCACCTACATAAGAGCAATGAGAGATGTAAGGTCAATAAGATGACTGACTTTGAGTATTGTTACTTCCATGAGCCATCGATAACCGAGGAGAGACTTGAGAACAGTAAACGTGGCGGCAGAACGCCACGTCTACTTCCGAGTCAGTTGCCTCCTCCGAGCATGAAAACACACGAAGAGGTGAGACAGTTTACGGTGGAAACTCTGCATCAGGTGAGAACCGGAGAGTTAGAGCCTAGAACTGCGGCTGTTGTTAGCAGCCTTGTTTCTCATATTCTTAAAACACTGCCGGATGTTGGTGCTGAGAATGGAAGTACTGCCGATAGGCTGAGAGGATTATTGTTAGATGTTCCCGAACAAGAACAAGATGATGAAGTTAGCGAGCCTGTGTCGGGTGACAGATCAGGTGAGTGGCAAGCCAATACCGTTTGAAGTATTTGAAGAACAAGAGAGGATACTCGATGCGGCGAGCAGGTCTAAGAATCTGCTCATCCTTAAGTCGAGACAGATAGGTTGCTCTCAGATATGTTGCTTTCTTGATGCGGTGTTCACTGTTCTGAATCCTGGTGCCAAGGTGGCAGTCGTAGCCGATACGGAGCAGAAGGTTCATGGTCTACTAGACAGAGTTAGGGAAGTGTATCGAGACCTAGAGGTTGAGTGTCGGATATCCAACCGTTCCAAGATTGTGACCATGGACGGGTCAGAAGTTCATGCCGTAACAGCAAATGCAGCCAAGGGGCAGTCGGAATCTAAAGCGGGACGCTCTATGTCCTTTCAAATGCTACACCTTTCTGAAATGGCGTTCTGGCCAGATCAAGATGCCTTTGGTGCGCTCATGAGCTCAGCAGGGCTCGCGGCTCCGATCATAGTAGAGTCAACAAGTTCAGGTCCAGGCGATCTAATGTGGAATCTCTGGACGAATAACAATAGCTTCGAGAAACTATTCTTCTCGGTTGAAGATCACGCTGCGTATACCTCAGACATCTCCCTAACGGCGGAACAGTGGCGCGACATGCAGAATCTTGGATTTACAAGACCAGAGTCGGCTTCTTGGTTTAACCACACACTAGAAAATAGATTTCAAGGTAATCTAGTGCGGGCATTGCGGGAATATCCGCAAAAGCCCGAACACGCATTTATGTCTGCCGAAGGCAGGTGGATTGAAATAACTCCTCCCGTACTGGCGCACACTATGATGCAGGGAATAAAGATATTTAAACCTAAAGTGTTTGGTGAAGAGTATGTCATAGGTGTCGATACTTCTGGAGGTTTAGGTAAGGACGCAAGCGCCATAGCCGTCATACAAAAATCCGATTATTCTATTGCGGCATCATGGACAGACGCAGAGGCGACAATTGATACGCTTGCGGATTTTGTTCGCTCAGCCTATCAGATATATGGAGGGAATGTGGTTATAGAGTCTAACGGTATAGGACTGGCCACAGTTCAGGCTGCAAGATCTAGAGGTATCCCCGTGACTGAAGCGAAGACAACACAGTCAACTCAGTATCAAGGTCTTCTTGCTGTAAAGAGAAGAGTAGAGGATGGGAGCCTATCTGGACCGATAGAGCTGTCCGAAGAGGCCGATAGCCTGCATGTTAATAGGCATGAGAAGTTTGATGGTAAGAAAGATCTTTGTATGGCGATAGGATTTTCTTATCTATTTATTGACAAGTCACCCTTGCAACCTGTACCAGAGGAAGAGCCTGGAGAAAATGTATTCTCGCTTTCTAAGTACTACGGACGCAACAAAACTGGAACATGGAGTGAATTCTAATGGCATCAGAAGAACACAGCAGAAACAGTGGCGGAACTAGAAGAAGAAAACCCTTGCGTATGCCGAAAGGCTTTGACGAGATAAGCACTCAAGAGATGGAGAATACTCAATGGGGTGGCGGACTTGGCAGAGGCATGGGAATGTTGGGCGGTGGCCTTTTAGGTGCAGCGGCATCGGCAACACCAGTTACAGCCCCGTTTGCTCCGTGGCTTATCGGTGGCGGAGTAATGGCCGGAGGAGAAATCGGCGCTGCCTTGGGTGGAGCTCAAGGAATGGAGGCCGAAGCTAGATATGCGGCAGACATGGCGGCCCAGCAGAACATGGTAGCTCAGCAGCAATGGGAATACATGATGGCCCGACATGAAGATGAGTACAACGATGCTCAACGCAATTGGACCCTGAATCAGATTTCACAGTATCACACACCGGATCCATCAAGGTATAACTTGCCTTGGGGTCCAATGGGACGAGGTTAAAATGGCTAAGAAAGAAAATACTTGGGATTTTGCTGCTAAGGATGCAGCAGCCAGCAAAGTTTCCAAAAAAGAAGAAGATGAAGTAGAAGACATGGTGGAAGATGAAGACGAAGCTTTAGATGATGATGGCTTACGCGCAGATCTTCAAGCTCTCTTAGATGGATGGGACGATGAGGACCATCCTTACTACAAAGATGTCGTATCTCTTATTGGAGAGTATTCGAGCGATGAAGATGAAGACGATGATGTTTATGAAGAAGTAGCATTTTGAAAATAGATCAACCAGTAAAGATCGGTGAAGGGTGTACTCCGATTAGCGTTCTCGAACTTATAGATGAGCTCTATAAGAAAGGTGCAGCAGCTCGCGCACCATATCTTGTTAGAGCAGATCGTAATGAGAGATATGTTAATGGTGAGCAATATCAGGACATTAATAGGTTGACTGGTGCCCTTCAGGACGTTCCATGGCAGGAATATGTTCCACGTGTAACAGTTAACCTGCTAAGAAACCTGGTTTTAACTTGGACGAGCCGGATTCTCAGGAATCGCCCGTCGGTTTCTGCATATCCGCACAATGGTCAGGTGGCAGACCTTCAATCGGCGGAAGCTGCTGCAACAATCATAGAATTCTTCGAGAATGAAGTTGATATCGACGAGTTAATGTTTGATCTGGTTTCAAGTGCCTGTGCTCACGGGATTGGTGGGGTAAAACTCGCATACGATCCCGATGAGGATCGTATTGCGTGGGATCCTGTGACTATCTTTGATTTTGTTATGGATCCCAAAGAGAAAGCAGAAGAAGCCAGATGGATAATCTTTGAAAAGTTCATCGAGGAACAAGAAGCCAACATGCTCCTTAGAGAAGGGGGCATACAGACCAAGGCCACGACCGAGCAGTATTACGTTGGAGTAAACGAATTTAGAGAAGGTGTGAAGGTTCGAGAGATTTGGTATCGACCTGGACCCAGAATACCCGAAGGACTGTACGCGCTTGAAGTATCAGGGATGATTACGGAAGCTATGGAGTATCCTTACATATTTTCTAGGCTTGAAGAGCCAAATGATGAGTATCGCGTAAGTTTTCTTCCGATTGCCCTGTTTGTTGTGGACCCTAGACGTGGAACATGCTGGGGGGACACGTGGGTTAACGATGCAGTGCCAACTCAACGACAGATTAATGAGGTTGAGTCTACATTGACTAAGCTCAGAAGAGATACGGCTGGAGCAAAGCTTATTGCGCCAGGGTCTATCGCTAACGCTATTGATACAGGTAATCAGATACTTAAGATTGATGACCCAATGCAGGCGCAGATGGTCCGATACATGGATCCACCAAAGATAAGCACCCTACTGTTTGCAGATAGAGACATACTAAGCAAGAGACTCTACGATTTAGCAGGATTAAACGAGCTAATGGTGGGTGCAGAGGCAGCAAAAAGCGGTCAATCGGCCAAAACTATAGCCTATTTGAGTGAATTAGACGGCATGAAACAGGCCGGAACAGCACGTTCAATAGAGCGTTTTTTGCTAGAATCATGGCGAAAAACGCTCATTTTGGTGCGAAACTACTACACCGAGCCACGTATTCTCACCATTGTGGGGGAGGATAACATCCTTTCCCAGACGAGCTTTCTTGGTGCAGATATAGATGGTGTGGGTTTAAGGCTTGAGCCTAGAGAAGGCGAAGCTAGATACCACGCAAGCAAGGAACAGGAGATTGTTGAACATGCTAAGATTGGTATCAGAGATGCGTCCGAAGCTAGGACGATGTTGGACGAAGGCACTCCCAATACTTCAGAAGACCAGAGACAAGATGCGGCTATGGCGGAACTTGTACGCTCAGTTCTACGGGGTGCTGATCCCTATGTGGATGAAACGATTGACCCAGCGTTTGCTATCGAATATCTCACGAAAGCCGTAATGGTTCAAAAGGAAACTGGAGGCAGCCAGATCTACATTGAGATCCTTGGTCAAATCCTAGAGGTCTACAGTAGGCTGCAAGAGAACCTGGCGCAGCAGAATATGCCGCAGCAGCCGCAGCCACCACAGGGCGGTCCCCAACAGGGACCACCGCAACCGCAGGGTCCACCGTTCCCAGGGGGCGGAGGAAACTTTTAATAGGAGAAGTCATGAGAGCATCAATGGTTAAGATGGAAGCATACAGAGCACATCAAAATAAACGAGCGGTAGTTTGGGCCAAAGAGAAAGAGGCTAAAGCTAAGAAGAAGAAACCTCCGGCTAAGAAAAAGCCACCAGCTAAAAAGAAAAAGGAATAACAATGAGCGAATCACTAGGCGTACAGGAAGACTCGCCATCTTCAGAAATAGGATCTTCTGTTCGCGTAGAAGATCAGATGGTCGATGCACTCAGCGCGATGAGAGCAGAGACAGAAGAGGAATCATCAGCCTCCGCAACCCCAAGCGTAATGGGAGAAACGGAACCTGACTCCGATGAAAGTGCAGAGGTTAAGGCAGATGCAACGAGTGCGGAAGCTGAGACAGAGGCAGAGAGCAAGGAAGGGGAGCATGTCTCCAAGAAGTCCTTCCTTAAACGTGTTAACGGTCTTAACGCAAGCAAGCGAAGACTTGAGAAGGAGGTCTTGTCTCACCAAAAAGATTTGGAAGAGTACAAGGCAGCTTTTGAGATTCTCACTAGGCGTACTCAGGAAGCTGAAAAAAAGCTTAATGATTACGAGAGTGTAGATCCCAGTGAGCAGAAACTTCTTGAGTATGAGCGAGAGCGTCAAGCGAATGAAATACGTCAAAGACTTGAAACCGAACATCAAAGTAGAATCACCGAAATGGAGCGAACGGCTCAGGTAGAGCAGAGGGCAGACGCAATCATCCAAGAAGCGACTCACCTATCTTCTAAGTACAAGACCATCACCGCAGAGGAGTTGGTCTATAAGTTTAGAAGCAGTGACAAGGACTTGGCAGTGCTTGCGAAAGAAATGCACGAAGCTCGATACGAAAATCTTAAAACGATGTTTGTATCCGAAAAGCCGAAAGCTCCACGCAAAGTCAAACCTCAAGGAAGTATGGCAACAGTCACCGGAACATCCGAGGACGATATGATTGCCTATCTCCAAACACGTAGGAGTTAGTTATGGGTATTACCCTAAATGAGATTGGGGATTTGCTTGCCAGATTTGGCAACCAGATCGTCAACGAACAAGTCAACCTTGCCTGTCCTTTCGTAGGCAATGGTCATATTCAGAAGATTAAACATACGCACGAGAAAGGTATCGTTCGCGTAAGAGCACAGGATGGATTGCAGTCCACTGGTCAGATTGCAGACGGGGCACAGTTGCCATTAGGTGACAATGTTTCGTTTGTAGCTGGTAGCTATTTGCCGAAGATTTTCTTCACTAGATTGAGTATCCCTCGTGGTGCTGCTCATCTTGCAGATGGTGGATCAGACGGTGTGCGATTGGTCCGAGAAGAACTAGAAGTGGCTGGGCGTCAGCTTGGTAAGCTTTTAGGGAAGTCGGTCTTTCGTGCGCCTATCTGTAATATCCTGAACGCAGATTCTGCCATTGCTGGCAACACTGCTACGGATACCGCTGGTACAGGCATAATCCCCGCTACCGCTGCTGGGTTCTTGCCGACGAGTGCTGTGACCGGAGATATGTTCCTAGTGAATACTGTCGCTGGATTGTTTGAAGGTCAGTTCTTGCAGCTAAAAGATGGGGCTGGTGTTCTGTATCGGGCGCAAATAACAGCTATCAGCTATCAGGCGAACATCATTCCTGGTGACATGGTTGGGGCTACTGCTGCTGATGTGGCTATCACGTATGCGATTGGAGCTGCGACTGCGACTTCGTTCGCAATCAAGGCTGTTGTCACTGATCCCTCTACGCTTGGTGGTAATGTCTCCGGTGCGGGTGTTGCCCTCACTGGTGAGCTTGTTGGTGGCACATCCGTGCTAGAGAATCAGTTCTACTCTGGTGGAACTGCTCCTGTTGGATTGCCTGCGTTGACTGCTGCTGCTCCGATGGTGTCGCTTGCCGATGCTGCTGGATCCGCAGACCTGTATAACATGACCGTTCCTGGTCAGGTTATGCCGGATGTGTTCAAGGGCAATACAATTACGCAGGGTGGCGCACTGACTGCTGACTCCATGCGTACCATGAGCACAACGATTAAACGTCGATGTGGTTATGGGTGGAAGATGCTTGTGATGAATAGTCTTGTGATGCAACGGTACTTCGCTGATATCATTGCAAACAATGATGCCTTGAACTACTTGCCTGGTGAAACCACCAAGGATATTGATGGTGGTGCAACTACCGCAATGTTCCAAGGTATGCCAATCGTTATTGATGAGAACGTAGATGATCACGTCATGTACTTTTTCAACGGTGATGATGTGAAGTTAGCGGAGTTCAAAGACTTCTCTACCGACGCAGATGGCGGAGCAGCGTCCCACGGAATGGTGGATCGCAATGCGTTTATTTACGATACTCAGATCTGGGGAATGTATAACGTGCGCGTAACGCGACGTAACTCCCAAGGTATGATCAATGGTATTAATGCATGATCGCTTCAGCTCATTCACTTAAAAGAATGGCAGATAGAAAACTACGGCGACAGGGCTTATACCCTGTCGTCCGTGGCGATGCTGTCTTCCTATGCGAGAGTCAAAAGCTTCAACTGGTCCTCGGTGATTTCTGGTCTATCTTTGACTATGACACAGAGGTGAGGATAGCCAGCAAGGAAGATCCGATAACGGATGTTCTCTTAACAAAGAAGAAAAGATTTGTAGATAACTATGCCATGTATCAGAACAAGCTTGATCACGATAAAAAAGAAAAAGACTATGAGTCAGCTCAGGCTGCTGGTCAGTTTGAGGAGCTTCTTCATGATGTAAACAAAATACAGGTACAAGTTAAATGATTTTACTTAGCCAACTTAAAGATGCAGTGTGGAAGTTTCTTGATGATGATGGCACTCGATGGCCAGGATCAACAAGCAACACAGCCTTAGATCTTAGCTTTCCGATGGACCGTGGCGTTTGGTACGCACTCCAGCAAGCTATGAGATTCTATATTAAGAATGGCGGCGATGGGTTAACCATCCAAAAGATTTTTACATCGGATGCCAATGGTCAGGTTTCTCTAGGGTTAACTGGCGGGGATGAGCCTGGATTTATTTCTAACGTATCCATGCGGCGAAACTCTGGCAACGCTTACTGGTCGCCATGCAAGGCGACCCGTGCTGATGAGGTAGAGTATCCTCATGGTAGTGCTGCGGAGATTAGGGTTAACTATGTTCCCAAGCCGTACTTCGATGGTGCCACTGGCGAGCTCGTTCTTTTCGGGGATGCCAGTCTCGGTACTCCCGCAATGGACCTCCCAGAGCTTGATGCCTTGATCGCTCTCTATGCGGCAAGGACCATGATCACTAGAGATGCAGAGCAAAACTTTGCACTCACCGATGCAATCATGCAGGCAGAGCTGGCCATCGGGGCAACATTCAGCACTCCTCTGGGTGTAGATTTTCCACGTTATGGAATGAGTCAGCAAGTTGCACAGAGCTATAGATGGGCATTTATTCCGTTTGATCACGCAACCCAAAAGAGAAATGTAATCCAGATTCATAGACCTCTATATTCTTTTTTTAACGTAATAAACTAGGCGTGAACCATGTTCAATCAATCGTCAAACTACTTCAACAGATCTGGTCTAGCCCAGCCTGACGGGAGAACGTATGGAGAAAGA